GAGCCGCCCGCACCTCCCAACCGCCGCGTCGGGCACGTAGGCGTGGGTGAACGACGCGGAGTGCGTCGCGCGGCCCTGCTCTGCCAGCATTCGCTCCGCGAGCGCCTGCACCTTGGCCTGCGTGACGGGCTCGGCTATCTCGGGGGACGTCTCGCGGATCGCGTTCACGTAGCCGCGCGAGACCGTGGACCCCCGCGAGAGCGGGTCGTCGTTCACGGCCGAGCCGATGTGGCACACCATCTCGTCGGAGTAGACGACCTCGACCTTGTTGGCCAGGTCGTAGTAGTCCGTGGAGTCGTCCACGTCGGGCGCGAGGATGCTGGGCAGCCCGTAGGCCGCGTCGTCGAACGTCCAGACGGGCGATTCGTTCCCAGTCGGGTCTGGGACGAACAGTATGCGCCCCATGCCGTCGACCTCGACGTGCATCGACGCCTTGGCCAGCACCGCCTCCAGGCAGTCGAGCCACGTGTCGCCGTCGTCGGCCGTCCACGCCGCCATCGAGGCGTCCGACGCGGGGTAGCTGCACGGCGCGGCGCACCTCGCGGCTATCGCCTCCGCCTGAGCGACCACCGTGCCCTGGGCGGTCCAGCCTATGGGCGGGTAGTCGCTGTCCAGCTCGACGAGCGGGCTGTAGCCGACGGCCTTCCACGTCCGCGCGCGCCCGTCCATGCTCGTGGACGGGGACTGCACGCGGAACGTCGCGAGCGGCACGCGCTCCGACTCGGTGCCCGAGCGCAGGTGCTGCGTGCAGACCATGTAGGCGCGGTAGTAGCCGTCCCCGACCTCCTCGTAGGGCGTGAACTTGGCCGAGTATCGCAGGCCCTTGCCCTCGTAGGTGATGGTCAGGTCGGTCAGGTCCTGCACCTTCTCGGCCTCGGTCCAGTCGCCGTTCAGGCGCACCAGCTCGTAGGTGCGCCGCATGCCCTGCCGCCAGTCTATCGCCATGCTATCCCTCCAGGTATCCGACGTCTCCGCCGTAGTCGCCCATGATGCGCGTCACGCTGAACGACGCGCTGACAACGTCGGGGCCGTCCCACTGCAGCGAGGGCACCGCCCACGCCCAGAAGCCCAGGCCCGTCGGGTCGCGGTAGTAGCACCGCTCGCGCAGGCCGGCGAGCATGCGGACGCGCTCGATGACCTCGGGGTCGTCGGTCGCCACGATCCGCGTGGACACGCCCGCCGTTCGCCCGAGCTGCGTGCCCGCGTAGAGCGTCGGGTCGTCGTTGCCGATGAACGCGACCAGCTTGGCGTCGGGGTCGTACTTCTCGTCCACCTCTATGTCGTAGGGCAGCTCCACGAGCCCGCTGCCGTCCCACTCGTCGCCCGGGGCGTAGCTGCGCAGTCCCGTCTCGAACTGCAGGACCACGCTATCGCAGGCCACGTAGCAGCTCTCGTCCACGAAGCCCATCGAGCCGTCGGCGGCGCGCGCCGCGATGCGGTACGTGCACTCGCCGAAGTTCGGGTGCTCGTCGATGACCTCCGCGTTGCCCGTGTTTTCGATGCCGTCGGCCACGAGCAGAGCCTGCCCGTCCGAGTCGATTCGGTAGACGCTCAGCTCGACGCCCTCGACGAGCGGGTAGGCCGGGTTGCCCTCGCCGTCCTCGCCCGTCGGCTCGGCGGCGTAATCACGGCATTCGGGGAAGATATGCGCCACGTAGTCGTCGCCCGGGTCGGGCACGAACGCCTGCGGGACGGGCGCCGAGGAGTCCCACTGCGGCGTGAACGTCGCCGTGTCCTCGTCGGCGAGCCCGTGGCTCGATATGGCCGAGAGGCGCGCGGTGTAGCTGACGCCGGGCGCGAACGACGAGTCGGCGAAGTCCAGCTCGACCGCCATCTCGCGCGCGTCGAAGCCCTCCTCGCCCGCGCCGTACGTGCCCTCGAAGGCGACGCTGCCCGCGGGCAGCACGCCCATCGTGCCGTCGGGCATCGTGACGGGCGCGGCCTCGTCGCTCGTCACGAGCAGCGTCCACATGCGCACGTCCGCGCTGGCGAACAGCCCCATGCCCAACGGTATCGTCGGCGGGTCGTCCACTCCGAGCGTCACCATGAGGGGCGCGTCGATGGTGATTGCTGGGGAAGTGGACCAGCCCGACCACGCGCCGGTCGCGCCGAGCGTGCGCACGCGCAGCCTGACCGCGCTCTCGGCGGCCACGCCCGCGAGCGGCACCATGAGGGTGGACAGCCCCGTCGAGCCGCTCGCCACGGCGTCCCATGCGCCGCCGTCCACGTTCATCTGCACCTCGTAGCCCATCTGCGAGCTGCCGTCGGTGTTGTTGTACGTCCACGACAGGCGCACCTCGCCGCCCTGCATCGTGTAGGCGGGCAGCTGGCCGAGCGTCGGGGGCGAGGGCGTGAGCCCCAGCACTATGCGCGCGGGGGACGTGAAGGCCGAATCTCCCTCCGAGCCCGTGGCGCGCACGCAGAAGTACCAGATTCCCGCGGCGAGCGACGACGAGTAGGTGGTCGCGCCGCCCGTCACGCTCACGCTCTCAACGCCCTCGGGCGGGTCGTCGAGCGTCATGCCGTCGGGCGTGGACGCCCAGCGCAGCTCGAACGCGTCGCCCGTGTAGCCCTGCTTCGTCCACGACGCCATGAAGGCGTTGGCCGAGAGCGACTTGACCGACAGGCCCGTCGGGGCGAGCGGCGGCATTTCGAGGATTTCGGAGAACGAGCTGTAGTCGGAGTAGGTGCCCAGCACGACGTTCTGCTGGCGCGCGTCGGCGCGGTAGGCGTGGCCGCGCGCCGCCGTGAAGGCGTTGCGCACGTCCACCTGGCCCGAGTTGTACGGGCCGTACGACTTGCCGCCCGCGTGGTTGCCCCACGCTCCGTCCATGTAGACCTTGACGTGCACGCGCAGCTTATCGCCGTACTCGCTCTCGAGGTCGAAGCTGACGCGGTTCGAAGCGTCCCTCGACATCGCGGGCGCGGACGGGGTCTTCGGCACCGCAGCCGCGCTCGTCGCCACGCCGCCGGGCACGTTCTGCGGCTGGCCGCTGTAGTAGTACCGCGTCTCGCTGTGCGTCGTGTAGACGTAGTACGTGCGCTTCGCGGTCTTGGTCTTGCCCTTGGCGTCCTTGTACTTGTGGCTCTCCGTCTTCTTGACGTAGGTCTGCCACTGGTAGGTGTAGGTTGAGGCGACGGGCTGCACGTAGACGTCGACCGCCACCGCATCTGCCGGCACGTTGTAGCTGTCCGTCGTGGACGTGCCCACGTCCTGGTAGTCCCTCGTGGCCGCGACCCACTGCCACCCCGCGGTGGTCAGCACCTTGTAGTACCACTGCGTGCGCACCTTCGCGGTGTTGCCGGGGTTGTTCCACGACGCGACCGCCATCGAGGACGTGAGCGTGATGCGCAGATTCGAGACGCGCTGGCCGCCCGGCGTGTAGCCCTTGTACGCCTGGGCCAGCTTGGCGTTGTAGCCCTCCTTGGCCTTGTTCTTGTGGGTCCACTTGATCTTCGACTTGCTGGATGCGACCGCCATGCGCTACGCCACCGCCTTCCCGCCGCGGCGCCTGTCGGCGAGCATCGTCTCGCCCAGCTCCATGAGCAGGTCGTAGAGCGCGCTCTGCGGCGTCACGGTTATATCTCCAACGTACACGTTCGGGCGGCCGTCGCCCTGCTGCGCGCCCATCTTGCCGCTCAGCACCTCGGCGAAGTCGTCCATCATCTGGCCGCGCTTGGGCAGCAGCATCTCTGCGCCCCTCTCGCCCACGCCGATGAGCGTCGGGTCGTCGAAGAACGCGCCCTTGGCGTTCCAGCTGACCGAGAACGACGGCAGGCTACCCTGCCCGCCGATTCCGAACGGCGGCGAGCCGCCGTTGACGTGGATGCTCGGCAGGCTCAGGTTCGAGAAAACGCGCCCGATGGACAGCGGGAAGAACCCGCGGATTCGGTCGAGCACGCCCTTCACGGTGTCCTTCGCCTTGTTTATCGGGTCGGCCATCGCCTGCTTTATCGAGTTGAAGGTGGAGCGCACGCTGCTCACCACCGACTTGATGCCCGTTATCGCCGTTTTGATGCCGTCGGACGCGGTCTTCACCACGTTCTGGATGGTCGGCCACGCCGCGCCCACGATGGAGCGCACCGAGCCGCACACCGACGAGATGACCGAGCGCACGGCGTTCCACACGGGCGTCACGACCGCCTTGACGGCGTTCATCGCCGCGCGCACCGTGGACGCCATGGCTGGGAACGTGCTCTGCGCCATGCTCGACAGGTTGGACGCGGAGTCGCCGAACACGCTCGTCACCTCCGTGATGACCGCCCCGACGGTGGACGCTATCTCCTGCACGACGGGCATCACGGCGTTGTAGACCGCCGACGCCACGGGCGTCACCACGTTGTTCACGAACGACACGGCCGCGTTGAACCGCTCGATGACGTAGCTCAGGTAGCTGCCGATGCCCGACGCGATGCCCGCGAATACGGGGATGAGCGCCTGCAGCAGCGGCTGCACGGCGTTGACCACGTTGGCCACGACCGTGGCGAACCCCTGCACGTCGAGCTGCGGCAGCTCGCCGAAAGCCTGGCCAACCGACTCGCCGAGCTGCCTGAACGTCTCCGCGAACGCGCCCACGTTGATGGGCAGCTCGGGCAGCGGCCCGCCGAACATCTGCTCGAAGATGCCCGAGAGCATGTCTCCCGAGCCCTGCAAAGCGGACGCGAGCGCGCCCGGCAGCTCCTGCACGACGTTCGCCACCAGCTCCGCGATCTTCGGAGCTATGACGCCCGCGGCGGTGCCCAGGCTCCTGACCAGGTTGTCCACCAGCTGCCCTATGTCGGCGTCCTCGTTCATGAGGCCCGCGAGCATGTTGTCCCACGACTTCTGCACCATGGCGAGCGAGCCGCTGATGGTCTCGGTCGACTCCCTCGCGGTGTTGCCCGCCAGGCCCATGTCCGCGACGCCCTTCTCGAGCATCTTTGTCACGGCCTCCTGGTACTCGGCCACAGGCACCTCGGTGAGCTTGCTGTACGACTCGCCCAGGAAGCCCGCCGCCTGCGCCTGCTCGAGGAAGTCGGCGCTCGTCGCTGGCAGGATGCCGCTGAACTGGTCGGCGATGCTCTGGTAGCTGGACGTGGCGCGCGTGATCATCGCGTACTTCTCGTTCAGCTCGTCGAGGTTGCGCCCCGTGCCGCTCGCGTAGTCGGCGATGGCCAGCATGCCCGTGCGGGCCGTGTCGTAGCCCTTCTGGTCGCCCATGGTCTGGGCGAACGCCGCGCCCGTCTGGTTGATGGACGCCAGGTACTCGTTAGCCGACATGTTGAGCTCCCTGTACGCCTCGTTGGCGTCGCCCATTATCTTGCCGATGTCGGCCTGGTCGAATATCTTCTCGACGCCCCCCGCGAGCTGCTCGTAGTCCGCGAAGCCCTCGAACGCGCCGCCGACGATGTCCTTCACGGCGCCCACGGCCACGTTCGCCGCGGTCGACAGCGCGCTGGACATGATGTTGCCCATGGCCACGGCCTTGGAGCTGATGCCGCCGCCGACGCCGTCGCCTATCTGCCTGCCGACCTGCTTAGAGAAGTTGCCGTCGGTCTGCGGGAATATAGTGACGTACGCCGCGCCTACCTCGGTGTTGGCCATTAGCCGTCACCTCCGTACCATGAATCGAAATCTGAAATCGGGATGGGGTCTCGGCCTATGCGCCTGCCCTCGTCGGGCGAGACGCCCGGGCGCGCTATGCGCTCGGGGCGCTTCGGCCAGCTCGACCGCCTCGCGCCCTTGCACGCCGTGACCCACAGGAGCGCCTCTACCGCCTCGCATGTGCGCGCGAGCAGCATGTCGGAGCGCGACCAGCCGCCGTCCGCGCCGTCTATATCGGCGCAGGTCGCCGACTCGGGCGGCAGGTGGCGCAGGAACGCCAGGAGCGCCCGCGCCGACAGCCCGCCGCCCAAATCGTCGAGCGTGAAGCGCGTGCGGGTCATCAGGTCGTACTCGACCGCCCCGCCGTGCGCGGCTAGCGTTTCGGCGAGGCCGAGGATTCCCCCATGGACGGTTCTCCCATCTTCTCGCGCTCGGCTGAGAACGCCTTGACGAGCCTCGTCAGGTCGTCGTCGCCGATGGCGTCCATCACGTCCTCGCCGAGGTACTGGCCGAAGAACCAGAACATGAAGTCCTCGTTCGACTCGGCGCTCGTCATCGCGGAGAACTCCGCGCGGTTGAACGTCAGCGGCACGGCGACCTCGCGCTCGCCGCCGATGTCCACCGTCATCGTGGGGCGCTCGGCCCTGATGGATACGCTGGCCATTAGGCGCTCACCACGCCGTCGTCCGTGAAGATGTAGATGGACTCGCCGTCGGCGTCAGCGCCGCACTCGAGCTTGACGCTCCACGTGATGGGCGTGCCCGCCACGAACGTCAGGTCGCCGTCGAGCGACGCCTGGGCGTTGGGCAGGTAGACGCGCACGCGAGCGTCGCCGTCCTTCATGTTGAACACGTACGCCTTAGAGGGCGAGAGGTGCGCGCCCATGCGCACGGTGATCTGCTCGCCGTGCGCGGTGGTCGCCTCGACCTTGGAGACGTTGTCCTCGCCGAAGATGGCGCACAGGCTCTCGTAGTCGGTCTGGATGAACGCGAACGTGACCTCGCCCGTGAACTCGTCGAGCAGCGTGCGCACGGTGTTGCGCGACCAGTCCTTGACCTTGGTCGTGCCGAACTCAGTCGAGACGGTCATGCCGTCCTCGGAGACGTAGCCGCACTTGACGTAGCCCGAGGCGAGCGCGGACGTCGCGTCCGTCGGCGCCTGGGCAGTCGTGTCGGCGTAGTTCACCGCGCCCGTGGTTGCGGACTGGTCAGGCGCGCCGACGAGCACCTTCTTTGCGTTGATAGCCATTTCGGCCCTCCTAGTCTTCTCTGATGTTGCAGTGCATGGCGAACACGACCTGCCAGACGTAGTGCCCGTTCTTGTCGCGCCCGAGCTGCGATACGGTGTGCCCGCCCTCGATGCCGTTGATGCGCCCGCTGCGCTCGGCCAGCGTGGGCAGCACGCGCGATAGCGCGAGAGCCACCTGCTCGCCGTCGGCGTCGGAGTCCGTCCACACCTGGATCGCGATGCGCGGGTGGTCGTGCGGGGAGGCGGTCTCGCCGCCCACGCGCTGCACGATGGCGTAGTCGCCCGACTGGTCGGCGGGCGGGTAGCTTCCCGTGCGGACCTCCAGCACGTCCTCGACCCATTCGATGGTCGTCGCGAGCGATGACCACATGTGATACCTCCTATCCGATGGCCTTCTGCAGCGTGTTGTGGACCCTGTTGCTGTTCACGCTGTGCATATCGCCCGTGTAGACGAGCGCGTGACAGCGGAACTTGCCGGGCCTGGCCATGGAGACTTCGTAGCCCATGGCCCCGAACATGCCGTTCGCGCGGTCCGCTATGTCCATCGCCTTCTCGCTGCACAGGTCGCACATCTCGGGCGAGTTGAACATCTCCTTGAACCCCGCGCGCTTCGGCACGTACCTGACGTTGCTAGCCATCGGCGGCCTCCACTTCCAGCGTGCCGTTCCACCTGCCCGGCACGTTGCCCTCTATGAGCAGCGTCAGCGCGCCCACCGCCTTGTACGGGTTGCCCCAGCCGAACGGCGCGGGCAGCGTGACGCGCGCGCCGCGCATCGGGTCCGTCCACGCCTTCGGGAAGCGCAGCGTGTAGGCGACCTTGACGCCCTCGGGGCGCGTCGCGTCCAGCTCGGAGCACGAGCCGCCCTCCACGAGCACGTCGGGCACGTCGACTGGCGGCTGGTACGCCTCCGCGTCGTTGCCGAAGCTGTCCCGCGCCGAGCGGTCGCGTAGCTCCACCGATACCGTCACGCCCCTAATCATCTGACGCCTCCAGACGCCCGTACGACGGGCGGGCGAATCCCGCGCCGCCGCCGCCGACGCCCAGCATGCGGCGCTCCTGCCTC